TGCATAATGAGATGAGGATAGAGACTATTAAGGTCAAAAGACACAACCCAATCATAGAATCCAGGAATCGGTTCCTTGACATAAGCCCCCGCATACTTCTCAGTTTTAGTCGCTTCTTTCTTGGGCGGGATAGCAATCTTACGCTTCAGAAGTTCCACGTAAATATAGTTATCCCACATCCGAACTTGACTAAACACATCTTCATAATTCACCTTGGCGTCGTATGCCATGGTGAAAGCAAGTTCAATCAACTTCATCTTGTCGTCTAGTTTGTCAACCAGGCGAACGTCATGAATGTTGTATTCAATAAACTTCTGCCAGTCGTTCTCATAGAACTCCTTGAAAGTATCAAACTCAGAGTGATCGAGTTTCTTCTCACCCAGCTCCACATTACAGATATGATCTAGACGATAACTCTCTTGGTTTGTATAAGTAAACTTCTTATACAGTTCAAGATAGTCAAGCGTGGAGATGCCAAGCATATCAATAGAGAAGTTCTTGCGACCTTTGATAAAGATCTCACGCTGCGACACAAGTTTCCAAGGCGACAGCAGTTTTACAAACTTCTCCCCCAACACACGATCAACGCGGTTATGGATGTATGGCATATCGAACAACTGACAGTTCCAACCTGTAACCACATCAGGATAGTTGTTCTGCCAGTAATCAATAAAGGCACCCAACATGCTCTCCTCAGAACGGAAATGCATGTAATCCACCATGCTGTCCTGGTTGTTGAAAGGACGGGCACCAAAGACCGTTATACGCCCCGTGAAGCTGTCTTTGATGGAGATGGCAAGGATCTCCTGGTCTGCCGTCTCGATGTCAGGGAACCCGTTCTCAGCAGCAGTCTCGATGTCAATGGTAAAGACACGGATCTTGCTGCTGTCAAACTTGACTTCCTCCTCAGGATGCTCCTCAGCAATATACTGATACAGGAAGCGGGAGTTGCCATAGATCTCAAAGTCATCCACTTCCTTATACTGCTTCACGAAGTCTCGTGCCTCAGTGATAGATCCAAACTTATGAGGTTCTACACAATTACCCTCAAGTGTGCGCCACTCAGAATAATTCTTGGTAGGCAAATACAGCGTCGGGTTGAAAGGAACCCTGACGCTGTAGCGATTGCCATTTTCATAACCACGCACAAGCAGACGATTACCTGCTTGCTCCACATTAGTATAAAACTTCATTCAATAGATGGCAAGGATGCAATGTAACGAGCAAGGAGTTCCTTGCTAGGGTTCACGAGAGTGGTGATGTCAGTGGACCTGACCACGATCTCACGGTCATCAGACCAATGAGGCCATGGGTCAATTCCACCATCACAGTCTACCACGAAAGGATCGCGTAGGATACAGTCAGGGTCACCTGGCAAAGTGTCCCCTTCAACTTCTTCTACCTGAGCGACAATCCATTCATTCGCCAGTCTCAGCAGGTTCGCTGTTATCTCCATCAGTGTTCTCCTCAAAGAAAATATTTTCGTCAGTCAATCCAATTTCTTTCAAACGAACAGCATAGTTATCAACAATATTATTGTCAGGGAAAACAACACTGATAATATGTTCTCCACTCATTCGATGTTCTTCTACTGGAGAATAAGGGCACCAACGATCGTAATGGATAGGAACTGTTCCATCATCATTGGGATTACCCAGATTCAAAGTGTATGGATATAGCATACGATATCCAACTACCTTCTCATCATCTCCACGAACTTCACCAAACATACAAAGAACTCTTTCTGCAGTTGTGAGAGTTACAATGCGAATATTATGATTAGTCTTCAGTGGTGGTTGTTCCGTCATTTTCTAATTCCTCGTGTGGTTCAATTTTTTGTTTCCAAGCTTTTTCCAGTCCTGGTTCTGGGTTGCTGATAGTCATTACACTATCATAAGGCAATTTAAATTGCCAATCTGTGGAATAAGGATTCCACTTACTAAAGCGAACTTGGTATTCCATACCATGTGCTTCAGTGAGATATTGCGGGGTTCCGCCATCAAGATTGAGAATGTAAGGATCTTCCATGAGAAGACAGACGCCGCGTTTGTCGTCGCCTTCCCCATCAAAGATTTCTTTCAACTCAGTAATGATGCGATCACCCGTCTTTAATGTGACGATTGATACTGACATAATTTTGATGAGTTTGATACTAGTGTAACATCAAAGAGAAGAATTGTCAAAACAAATTTCCATACTTAAAATTCCTCGACATAATATTGAATGCTATAGAAACTTTATGAGCTCCAAAAGATATCACATTATGTGGAAGAGATGAAGGGAATAACATTACTTCCCCCTCTTCTCTATCTCCAGTCTCATAATTTTGCTGAAACATTTGATGACCATCATTAAAAAATGTGGTGCCATTCTCTCCCTCTAAATGAAGAAGATATATCCCAGAAAACGTAGACCCTGGATGTGTATGTGTTTTATGCCAAGACCTCCCATCTCGATATACATTATACCAAATAGATTGGATCTTGGATTCTTCTGGAGTATGTAGCAAATTTAAACTGGGATCCCCCAGCATTTTTTCAAAGGGATCCCAGATAATGTTTTTATAATCTTCCTCTGTTAGATCAAGAAGAATGTTTTTCTCTTCAAAGTAATTTGTTATCGAATCACTATATGGTCCAGAATAAGAAATATTTTTTTCATCATCATATATTTTTGCAATCAGTTTGCTCTTTAATTCTTCATGATTTTCAACTTTAGTCCAAAAAATAAAGTTGGAAGGAAAATTATATATCATATTAAAACCATTTCTTTCGCTTCTGTTTCTCGGGCAGTTGCTTCATCAATGTAATTGTCAATAGTCCATCTACAAATTTCACATCTTCAACTTCTACATCATCTGCCATCTGCCAGTTGCGTGAGAATGTCCTGTAAGAAATTCCCTTGTGGGAATATTTCCTTTCTTTATCTGGCGGTGCTTTGCGAGCAGAAACCGTTAGAACATTTCGTTCAGTCTCGACTTCAATATCTTCGCTTGCAAATCCAGCCAGAGCGACTTCAAGTAAGGTTCTGCCATCACTTCCGTCCACAACATTGTAAGGTGGGTAATTCGATCCACCTCCTGCAAGAGCCTCAAGTCTGCTGAATGTTTCATTGAATCCAATAGAGTAAGGGGTATAGTGTTCCCATGTGATATTAGTCATTGTCCTTAAATAAGCGACGTGTGCATGTGACCCGTTAGGCATCACACTAGTAGTTATAACCGCACCTACAAAAATAGGGGGTGCTGAAAACCCCCATGAATACTACGGTTTACTCGACCGTAGTCTTTTTGCGACCAATATTATACTTGCTCTCCAGAGTCCAGTCATTCTTCTCTTTGAATGATAGAACCTTAATCTGATTAAGGGGAGCAAGATCAGCAATCTTGTCAGCACTAACCACAGTGATTAATCCCCAGTCAGATAACAGTTGAATGATACGATTGCGACGCTGCACATCATTCAATGACAGGTTAGTATTCTTACCGTCAAGAGCAAACAACTCTTTGAAGTGAACGATATAATACTTACCTTGCTTGTGTAGGATATGGCAAGACTGATAGATCTTCTTCTCTTTACGTGATGCCACTCCAATACGAGTTAGAGTTTCTCTCACCTTGAGAAAGTCATCGGGTTCACCAAGAACCACTTCAACCATGTCAGTTTGCTTCCACTGGATTTCAGTTTCAACACTCATCTTTTTCCACCTTTATTCAATACCTTTGCAATATGATCTAGTTGATCCTTGGTGAGAACCCTGAGTGCTTGTAGAGCTTTATCGTCATTATAACCATAATACTCTTTTACTACTTCAAGATAATCAATAGAATCTTTTTTCGCCCAAGGAGAGAAACGCTTCCTAGGTTTCACACTATTTAGCAAAAAGTCATATTGAAGTTTCTTTGGGAGATGAGGGTTCTTGTTCATCTCATTGACATAAAGGATAGTGTCAGTGAAAGAACTGAGGCACCTGTTAATAATGTAAGGAGGATAACCTCGCTCAGCATCAGTATCATCATCTAGGATATTCTTTTTAGATTGGTTGATCGAGTACAGGTAGTCTTTCAGTTGGTATGTCATTCCAGTGTCTAATCACTCCACTAATAATAAAAAGGTTAGTAACGAAATAAGTGAGAAGTATAATAGTCCGTATGCCAGCAATGACATTTGCTTCTTTGTCATTCCTTCCCTCCTTGCGCCCTAGCGCATAACTCCATAGTCTCCACATTAAAACTTCGCAGTAACACTTACAATTTTGGCATTGGGGTTGCGAGCCAGGGCAACCTCACGGGCGTCCTGATAGTTACGAGCAATCACCTCTTCCTTAAAGACGGTGCCTGCTTTGTAGAGAGTGACTTCACACTTCATAATTAAAAAGGACGAGTTCCTTGCGAGACGCTTGATCTGTATTATAACTCCCCACGGAGCGCATGGTGTAAGTGTGTGCAAATTCTGCAGCTGTCCACCCGTTGAAACGATCACGGATCAGTTGCGACGAGTTGTAACTGATCAACTGAGGACCAATAAAGCGATCACACTTGGTAGCAAAAAAGTCATGATTGAAACCTTTATGCATGTTGCCACGCTTACCATAAAGATTGCTGCCAATCTCATACGGTGGATCTAGATAAGTGAAAACATCTTTCCAATCAGTCAACAAGTATTCGTATGACTTGTTTGTGATAGTCCAGTTAGCAATTAGTTTTTGATACTCTGGCAGTCGGTCAATTCCTGCGATGGAGAAGTTGCTATCGCTTGCTTGTGGGGAGAAGGAACTGGATTCTGTAAGACCAGAGAAAGAACACTTATTAACCACATAGAAGGAAACAGCACGCTGGAAATCTTTAGTGTCTTCCAAAGGTCTTGAAAGATATTCCTTCGCACTATCAAACAAAGTTCGTGCCAGTTCAGGATTTGGATATCTGTCTTTGAGATCAAAGAGTTCGTCTCTGAGTGCTTGTCCATGATCCTGTAGTTCTCGCCAGAAATTATAAAGAGGTTCGTAGAGATCGTTGACTACGATATTCAAATGAGGATAACGCTTAGACACTTCAAGTGCTACGCTACCACCACCCAAGAAAGGTTCACGATACTCACGAAAATCTTTCAGATCAGGCATGTATTGAAAGAGTTTACTAAGAGCTCTACTCTTCCCGCCTGGGTAGCGAAGTGGTGTCTTCAGTGATTTCAAAGTCTGTGGCATGATATTTAAGGTATTCACGAAAGGTCATCTTCATTTCTTTCTGCGTCATACCGCAATGGGCAGCTGCAGCAGGAAGGTTCATTGTAGCATGAAACAATGCTTCATGCGCTTCTTTTACATTCTCTGGTGTTGTTTTATTCACTTGAACTCGCAACTCATCATAATTTCTGTTAGACATGCTAGTAAGTTAACCTCCTGATCTGGAACAATAGTAATGTCCTTCATATACTTAGCAATGATAAGGACTGCCTCAGGAATAGAAGAAGGTTTCATAACACCATAGATGCTGTCATAGATCTTACGCATCACCATACTGGGGTCATTGTCCATGTGCTGAACTACCCAGTTCTTGACATTAGTAAACTCTTTCTTCTTCAGGGACGCAAGTAATGTATCCAGATTAACATCAGCAACATCCACAAGGATAGCAGACGAAATACTACCAGTAGCGGCATAACGCTGACACTCGTTAATGAGGCGACGCCAATCAGGATAATACCGCTTAACAAGTTTAGCAAGAACTTTGTCTTCATATTCTACACACTCATGAGTAAGGATGGACTTCAATCGTGTGAAGAACTCACCTTGAAGTTGTGTTGCTTGCTCAGGTTTGATCCTGAAGTCAACAACCGTGCAACGGGAGTGCAGCGGTTCAATGATCTTATTGATGAAGTTGCAGGTGAAGATGAAACGGCAGTTGCTGTGGAACTCCTCTACAGCGGTCCTGAGGGACAGCTGGACATCGTTGGTGGTGTTGTCTGCCTCATCAATGAT